CCTGTGCGTGCACGTGCGGCCTCCAAAGCTTGGAACTTCAGCTTCTTTAGCTCATCCGCAGACATGTTGGGATTAGCCTGGGTACGGGCACGAACCTGGGTGTTGGCGAACACCTGGGCTTGTCTCTCGAGGGGGCGGCTTTCAATGGCACGGGCCAGCTTTGCATTGAGGGTGGCGACTTCAGACGCGTACGCTTTCTTAGCACTCGGTGAATAGGGGGTGGGGGGTGTTGAAAGGATCCCTTTTCGTGCCTCGTTAGCGAGCGTCTTCATGCGATTGGAGTGGTTTGCGTACAGATCCTCCATCTTCGTCCCTGAGGATAGGGTACGCGCATCGTCCGCCTCAGCCAGCTTGGTGGAGCGCTGCTTTCTGTATACGGTGTTGCCGTCCTTGTCGATCCAGTGCTCACCCGTCTTGGTGTAGACGAGCTGGCCGGTCTTAGGGTCGATAGGCCCACCATCAGAGGCGCGGCGTAGACGACGTGCATCCACATCCATGCGTGATGTGGCCCTTGAGATGAGGGTTGACGCACCCGAAGTCGTGCCGCCTTGATACTTCTGCTTGAGGCCGGCAATACCGTTGTCGAGATACGACTGCTTGTAGTTGAGTGCGTGCTTCTCGGCGTCGATGACAACCATGGAGTGCTTGACGGCCTGAGCGATCTCGTCGAAGCTGGCGCCCTTGATAGTCATATCCGTGATGAGGTTTGAAACCTGCCCCATCTCTGAGCCCTTGTTGCGTGTTGATGGGCCCTTTGCCGGATATTCCACCTTCTTGGTGGTTGCGTTGTACGTTCCGCCATCGATCGTACGCATCCCGTCGTAGGGAGCATATTCTCGCTTCGCGTCGAAGGTCTTCAGTCTCTGAAGGGCGGGGGTACTTTGAACGCGACCGCTGTTGTTTGGAATAACCAGGACGGTGTCTCCGTCGAAGTCGGCTCCAGACAAGCGCTCAGCTACACGGTGGTTGATCCCAATGGCGTCACGAGCGGTCTTCCCCAACAGCTTGATCGCATCGGGTTGACGGTTGTTGACCGTGAGCTCAGGGATCTCGAAGGTTCCGCCATGAGGAAATCGAACAAGAGCAACGCGTTCGCCGTCCCTGAAGTTCGGAGCGTATACCTCCGTGTCCTTCATCTTGTTGACTGGCAATATGACGTGCGTGCTCTGACGCGGTAGAGCGGCAGCCTTGAGGTGCACGGCAGCTGAATCGGCTTCGTCGGAATATGATTCCAGAAGCTTCCTCTTGACGGCTGGGTTTGTCAGCCGCATGATGCCTTCTAGTTCCTCGCGCTTGCGCTCGTATGTGACATCGAGCTGCTGCTTCGCGAGTGCGGGGCTCTGCTTAGACAAGAACTGAGATGGCAGGTTTCTAGCCCAACCTTCCCAGGATCCCTCTTCGCCCGAGCCTTCCTTGAAGCCCACGATATTCATCGCAGACGTGACCTTGCCTGTTACTGCGTCGATCCGCTGACGGATAGTCGCACCGAACGGGTTCTCCGGGTCGTCCTTGATCGGCTTCATCGCGTCTTTGTCATTGGTGACGTCGGTTTTGCGCTTGTTCGTGTTGAACGCAATATCCACACCGGGCGGAAGGTCATCCTTGTAGATGGCCATGCCCTTGAGGTAGTGGGTTCCGTCCACCATCATTCGAACCTGCGCGTACCGAGCGTTACCGATCGAGACGTCGTCGACACCAGGACGGACGTAAATAACGCCGTCGGCTTGAGATCCGCCGTCCTCGTCGTAGATGACCTTGACGCGCTTAGAGCTGATGCTGAGCGGCTCCTTGATTCCGAGATATGAGCGGCCGCCGTCCTCCGAGAACTCCTTCACCTGACGGACACGATCCATGTTCTGGACGATATCGCGGTAGGTGGTACCAGGAGGAGCCAGAACCTTGAGCGTTGTCTTGTTGCTCGAGGTACCCAGCTGAGGGGTCTGAACCTTCTCGTACGCGTAGCCCTGCTCACGAAGGAGTGCGATTGCGGTGTCCAGCTTCTGTCGGCTGATGCCGAGCTGATACTCCACACCCGTGCCCACATCGAGATATGAACCGTCCTTGATTCGGTTCTGTAGAACGCTTGCCGTTGCCTCGAGAACGTTTACCTTGTCCTTGACCCCCTCCGCGCGCAGAGCACGTACCGAGGACTCAGGAATCCCGAGCTTCTCGCCGATGGCGACGTTCGAGTAGTTCTTCGCGGCAAGCCGCTCGATCATAGTGATCTGAGCCGCCTTCTGGGCGTTCTTAGCGATGGACTTGGCTGTCCGGAGCTCCGTGGTGGTGATGCCCATACCACGAGCGATCTCAACATCCGAGAGACCCTGCTTCTTGAGGTCTAGGACGTGATCGAGAAATGCCTTGTTGCGTTGACTGCTGGCTGCCTCGTCATCTCCACCTGATCCCCACGGATAACGCCCAGAACGGCGCGGTGTTCCGTAGTGCTCAAGGTAGTTGGTCGCATTGATCGACCGGAGGTAGTCGTCAACGTCAATGACCAGTGGCTGGTCACTCATCTCACTACCTCCTTCTGTGCCTCGATGATTCGATCAATATGAATGATGCGAGCCATGACCCACATGACTTCCGCAGGGTCCGCCAAGAACTCGAAGATCTCGTTCGACTGGTATATACGGAGCTCGGTTGTCACGTCGTTGACGACAAGTCCGAGTAGGTCTCCATATTCCAGGAAGAACAGCGCCGCGTAGACCATGAGCTGATCTGGCTTGGCCGGGGTCTCGCCCGTCTTCAAGTCGGAGATCCTGAGGAACCTCATCCCATCCGCACGTTCGCGGTAGGATATGGCGTCAGGGGTGCCAAACGCATTGTCCGAGTACTTGAGCGTCTGCTCGGGAACCATGCGATAGCTGATTGCATCGTTGACGTACATGTTGAGCGTACGACGGCTGTTGGGCAACTTCTCACCCAAGGATATGGCTTCCATTGCGAAAGCGTGAAGACGAGTGCCCCGCTTCGCTGCTTCCTGCCTGTGAAAATAATCAACGACCTTCTCGTCGTCGTAGTTGAGCCAGGCCGGCTTGCTAGCGGACAGCAACGCGTGCTGATGGGGCTGGAGAAAATGCCTGTTGAAGATCATGCAGTACGTCCTCTTCATTCTCGGGATAGATGAAAGCCGCGAAGGACATGTTGTCAAACCAGTCTACGTAGTAGTCCTGATTCGGCTGGAGCTTCGCGTCGGCAGAGGGTTTCACCTCTAGCATCGCCCAGTGATTCCGGAAGAGGATGAGGAGGTCTGGGATGCCCTGAGTGATCTGTGGATCGTTGATCACGATATGGCAGCCTGGAAACAGAATAGTCAGGCGCTGTATAAGCTGCGCCTGGTAGTCCGCTTCGAGCTGTTTTGCTGTTTTTCGCCCCATTCCAACCTCCTTCCAAGCCAGAATCAAAATGCTTTATCTACCCCTTTCTATTATATGCTGCGATTGCGACGCGAGGTCATACCTAAACGCTGTTCGACGTGAACTCCTGATACGTCGGCCAAACGAAGGTACGGTTGTGCACGGACTGCACAATATCGCTGAGAAGTAGGCCGTGGTCAACCACCGCTTCCTGCGCGGAGCTGTACTGTCGCCCAGTCTTCTTGTCGACGAGGGGCATCCTCATCTCGAGATATGACCGCAAACCGAACTGCTGGTGGTACTTGATTGCGAAGTACCGAGGACGCCAGGCCAGGTTGCTTGCTCGACAGTTGCTCTTGTCTCCATCCAGATGGATGACAGATATGAAGTCGCGCCGTTCCGGATGAGGGAGGAACAACTTCGCAACTAGGTGATTGACCGTTCTGGTATGAGCTTCGCCATCTCTCATTAGGTTGACCTTGAGGTGGCCCTCTTGGTTCTTGGATGGGATGAGCAGTCGACCAGTCTTCGTGTTCTCGACTCGACCTAGTGAGCTGACTCGATACTTGGGGAAGGCGGGTATCTCGCGCCACTGCTCATTCGTCATAGCTTCCCGGCTCTTTGCCGGCACCTCCAAATCCGGGTGGACGGTGATCTAGCTCGTGTCTCTTCTGACGGTCTGGGTCGGACAACTCAATCATCGAATCTGCAGAACCTTCTCGCGGTGGGTCTGGATGTGGCTTCACCGTGCCGAACTCGATCGTGAGACGAAATCTCTTCATGCTTCTCCTAGGGGTCTCATGTCATTGCCAAGATTTTTCGTGAAAACTTTTCTCGTATTACGAACTTAATACCCAAACTATACATCCACGCGTATATAGTAGTACTGTAATTAGGTATTAAGTGACAGATTATAAGAAAGTTTTGGGCGTTTTTTCTGGTTTTTGACAGATTTGGCCCAAAAGGTGTACATAATACCCAAAAATGAGAAGGTATGTGCAGGTCACGAGCCCGCGCCCGGTCTGCCACTTCCGCCAGGATCGCTGGCAGATTTGACAGATCTGTCAAAAATTTGACAGAAAACGTCAGAATTTGACGCCGGACGCGGACTCGTTGAAGTTCTTCTTGGCCATCAGAGACTTCCGGATGGCCAGATCGATCCAGGATTTGGAGAACAGAACGTAGTAGTACAGGGTTGAGTAGGGCGTGTTCATCCTGTCGATTCGCCCGAACGCCTGGTGCCACTGCTTGTACGAATATGGAATCGACCAGAAGACCATCGCGTCCGTAGTCGTGCAGTTCCATCCCTCAGATCCTGCCGTGTACTGAACCAGATATACCCAGCGATCCCCAGTAGGGACCGGATCATGTCGGTGGCCGTTCCACTCCGCTATCTGTGTGTGCGAGTAGATCCCCTCCGCGCTGCCGACGAGTAAGACATCCGGCGCAGTTGCAGTCTGATCCTGCCTTGACGGGCTCTGGGTCGGGTCCGTACCAACCTCCAGTGATGGAGTTGTGTCGGTTCCGTTGTTCGATGGTTCCTCCAAGCTCAAGCTCGAGCTCGTAGGCCTTTCCGTTTTCCTCGATGACGGCCTGGAGCTTGGGTGGCTCTTCTGGCTCGATCCGTTCGTCCACGAGCTCTTCTCCTCTCTGTCGGAACTGTTCTCGCTTTGCATCGACCCAATCCTGAGTAACGAGTCGTTCGCTTGGCTTGTCGGGTAGTCCGGGAAAGCCGGATGGGAACCAGACGGGCCAGTCAAGCTCGGTGTCGTGTTCGATGAAGTCTTCAGCCTTGACGGAGTCGACTGGGAAATGTCCGTAGACCTCTCCGGTCTCTGAGTCTCCGACGTAGACCTGTCCTTCGCTGACTCGATAACGAAGGGTGCTGGGTCGACCAGGGTTCTCAGCATATCGAGCTCGTAGTCGAAGCTGTAGAAGACAATCAGGCGAGGATGAACATGTAAAAGCTGCCGCACAGCCTCCAGGCGAGATGCATCCGTGTTCGTTATTCGACGCACTACTCTGAATAGCTCCGCTATGTCCCTCAGGGGTCTCTGTTCCAGTGGATTCCATCGGTTCTTCGTCGCCTCCTCTACGAGGTCTCGGCGGTACTCCACGTGCTTCCACGTGATCTTCCGCGTTGTGTGGCGCAGATATGGCATCTGCACCTGGATCTGATTACGCAGCCGTACAAGTTTCCCGACGTTGCTGTACTTCAGGACCTTTGGGAACTTGACGTATGGAGCATAGATAACGTGCTCTTCTTTAAACTGCGTAATGTTCTTATACCAGCCATTGGCAATGAATACAGGAGCGTAATCGAGCCATGTGTCACCTGGCGTTGCAGAAAGAAGGATCCAGCTGTTAGCCTTTGCAATGGCATAGAAGGCCTTTGTCCAGGCTCCGGTACCGACGAGTCGCTGTTCGTCGAATATGAAGAACCCACCTACGACTCCGACGTACTTGGAGATGTTGTTCCAAGAATCGACCGTAAGACTGGGTCCTCCAAAGGTTGAATCGGCGGTCGAGACCCCGAGCTTGGCGAATTCCTTACCCCAATCGAGGTCGTCCCGTTTCTTCGCTGTGGTAATGACGTAAACGTCTTTGGGCGCCTCATTCTCCTTGTAATACTGGACTGCAACGAGAGACTTTCCAGCTCCTGTTCCTCCGACGAGGATGCGTCCATTATCAAGCTCCTTCACCGCCTTCTCTTGATGGGGTTCGAGCGTTACTGCCATTCTCGTAGCGCTCCCTTCCGTCCAGAGAGTGATGGATGATTACCCAGCCCATGGACCCGTCGTCACGCTGGACTGGCTCAGAGGTCACGCCACAAGGACAGTCGTCGCCCTCGAGTTCGTGTTCGATGATGTCTTTGGTCGGATATACGTGAACATTGCTCATCAGTCT